TCAATGACCGGCAGCGGGATTTCGGCCCTGCGCAGGTTGTAGTACGCCAACCAGCGCACTACGTCGCGCGTGATCGAGCCCCACATCAGCGTGCTATCGAGCTTCGAGTTCTCAAGCCGCACGCCGTCGCGCGTCTCCGTGCTCGAGCGCGACCCGTTTGCGCCGCTGAGGTAGAGGTCTGGCGACACGCCGAGCGAGAGGAAAAGCTCTTCGTTCAGCGACGCACGAAGCTCTTTCCAGACGCCCGTCGAGCCTGCGCCTGCAGGGTCGATGATCTTGATATCCGACGTGCCGCTCGTGACACCGACGCTGTCGGCCGTGAGCTGCTGTAGGTCGTCGAGGATGCGCTGCCGCTGCGCGCTATCCGACGACGCGGCCATCTGCGCGAGCACAAGTGGATTGCCGAATCGCTCAGCGCCAACCAACCAGAACGTCCAGACGTTGCGCTTGAACATCCAGTAAAAGACCGCCGCGAGGAAGTCGCCTTGGTCCATCGGCCGGCCGGGGTCCGTCCACGGCACGTGCACGAGGAACTTCGCCGGATAGTTGATCGTGTTGTACCACTGGTAGTCAAAGTCCCTGACCTCGAGTGACCAGTCCTGCGCGTACCGCAAGTTGCGCGTTTGCACTGGCACCGGCTGCGGCATCCACGCGCCGCCGCGACGCGACCACACCAGCTCGTGACACGAGATGCCCATGCCGATGGCGTCGAGGACGCGCATCAGGAACGTCTCGCGCGCCTCAAGCGACACGAGCCATTCCTTGGTCAACTGCACCAGCTCTTCAGCAGCGCCGCGCATCTCGGGCGCGACGTCGTCGGCCATGCGCACGGCGAAGCCGCGGCCAGCCACCGACGAGCGGCGCGTCGAGTACGCGCGACGCACGACGGGGTCACGGCGCATCTGCGTCGCCATGTCCGCCCAATACTCGTAATTGCCGAAGTCGAGCTCGCGCAGCGCCGTCGAGATGCGCCCCGGCGACACCGGCTGTAGCGCGCGCCCGCTGATGGCCGACAGCGACTGCGGCCTGATGACGCGACCCATCTCGGGGATGCGCGTGACCGGCCCCATCGGCTCAGGCGCAGCGGCAGCGACCGGCGCGGTCTTCTGCGTGCGTGGCTTGCGAGACGTCATCGGCTAACCCCAGTAGTTCTTGCGCCCGACGCGGGGCGCGTAGTCTGTCGTCAGGTCAGCAGACACGCGCCTGCCAGTGCTCGCGACGCCGCTGCCGACGTGCATCTCCGCGAGCAGGTCGAACGCAGCCGCGAGCGCGTCGACTTGGTCGTCGTGCGCGTCGCCCTGCCCCGTAAATCGCGCGACCTCGTCGCAGAGGTCAGGCAGCCACGCAGCGCCCTCGCGCACGAGCACGCGGCCCGCGTTCCACGCTGCTGCCAGCGGTGTGGCGCGCGCGTACTTGTCTCCGATGGCCGTCTTGACCTCGACTTGCAGCCCGACTCCTCGAGGTGGCGGCAGCGCGAGGAAGTCGAGCGCGCCGCGGTCAGCGCCGCCTGCGTAGATGCGCGACGCGGTGTGCGGCCAGCGTGCCCTAAGCATCGCGAGCTGCTGCGCGAAATCGCTCGCACGCATCTGCGCGCGCAGCACGTCGAGGACGTAGTACCGCGCGTCCTGCCCTTGTCCCGCCTTGCCCATCACCACTGCCACCGACCAGTCCGCGCTCGTCTTCGCTGAGTATGCGAGGTCGAGCCCGATGCCGCGCGTGAGCTCGCCCGGTGGCGTCGAGTACGTCGTCGGCGTTGCTGAGAAAACTGCGCCACCGCGCGCTCGAGGCTGGCCCATGTAAAGCGCTGCCCACTCGTACGGCCCGACCTCGCGCTCGCGCTGGCGCAGGAACTCACGCGGGCGCTGCGACGGCCACAGCGACTCGTCCTCGGCGGTGATCGCCGGGAGATTCACGACCTCCCAGCCGTCAGCTTCGAGCCTGCCGATGAGGTCGTCGGGATGCCAGCGTGTATGCACAACGATGCACGAGCCCGTGGGCGCGATGCGCGTGAGCGCCGTCGACCGCAGCCAGTCGGAAATCTTCTCGCGCTCGCGCCGCGACTCAGCCTCTTCGCGATTTTTGTGCGGGTCATCGACCACGACGACCTGCGCGGCATAGCCGGTGAGCGGCCCGCCGATGCCCGTCGCGAGCAGACCACCACCCTCGACCAGACGCCAGCGTCCAGCCGCGCTCGTGTCGTCGCGCAGTGACAGCCCGGCCTCGCGTGCGAGGTCGCGAATCTCTTTGCTGCGGTCGTGCGCGAAGTCGGCCGAATACGACGCGTACACCACTGGCCACGTCGGATGACGCGACAGCATCTGCACGATTCCATGCTGGATCAGCGTGGTCTTGCCGAACTGCGCCGGGACGCTCACGCACGCACGCACCGTCTCGCCACGCATCGCGCGCTCGAAGAGAGCGGCCACCGGCGCGAGGTGCTGCGGCGGCTCCCATCGCGGAGACAGCGCGTGCACGTAATCCACGAGGCTCAGCCTGCGCCGCGGGTCTTCGCGTGACGGCGACTTCTCCGCGCGCAGTCGCTCAAGCTCCTGCGCCGCTGCCGCTCGCAGCCGCGTCGACACCTGCGCCTGCCGCCGACCGCGTATCAGCTCGCGCACCGTCATCAATGCGCCTCGTCTGCGGCCTCGTCGTCGTCGGCCCTGTCATCGCCAGCAAGCCGCGCGAGCAGCACCGCGTACCACTCAGACGGCAAGCACTCGCGAGCAGCCGTCAGCACGTCGTTTGCCGCGGCCTCCTGCGCGCGGATGACGAGCTGCTGCGAGGGCGCGTACGTCTCAGGCATCGTGCGCTCAAGCAGCCATGCGCGAGCTTTCCAGTCGCTTTCCTCGCCAGCCTGCGTGGGCTTGGCTTGCAGCCGTATCTGGTCGAGCATGGACTGCTCGAATGCCGAGCGCGCGCGTGCGACAGCGCCGAAGAAATCCGCGTATGGCTCGCGTCCTGCGTCAGCCTGCGAGCGCCACTTCTCGATGCATCGCGGCGACACGCCCTCGGCTTCGAGCGCTGCCGGTAGACGCAGCCCGTTCTCGACTCGCGCGCATACCCGCTGCGTGAACGCTGGCGTGATGTGCGACGGCCTGCCGAGCGGCGCGCTCAGCTGCCGAGGCTCCTCGCCCTTCCGCTGCCGCTTGCTCATGCCATCACCATCGCAGGAATCCCGCGCATTGTAAGGGACGCACGCAATACAGGGTCGGCGCAAGCCGATTGCGCGGCAACGATAGGCGCGCATTGACGCATCATTCGCCCCTCTTGCGCGGCTTCGGTGGACGCCTGCCAGACGCAAGGTGCTCGGCCATCCACGTTTGCAGCTCGGCCTTCACCGCGACGACGCCCGCAAAGGTCTTGTAAACCGGCAGCGACTTCTCGTCTGACAGATACCGCACGGTGCGCTCGCTACAGCCGCACGTCGTCGCAATCTCTTTCCAGCCTTGCAGATCCCACGGTGTTGCCCTGCTCGCAGCCATAGCCGTCAACCTCCCGTCGTGCGGGACCAGCCCGCGCGCGCTCATTGCCCGATATAGCTCTAGCAGCCCCTCGCGTCGCATCGTGATCACGTGCCCGACTGGCACCTCGACGCCGAACGCCTGCGACGCGTACGCCGCGATATCGCTGGCAAGCGGCTCCTCGTACGGGTCAACGTCCTCCTCGCCCTTGCGCGGCCTGCCACGCACCGCGATGCGCGTCTTAGGCTTCTGCTGCCGCACGCCCTCCCCGAAGCGCGGCTGCGGATGCTGCATCGGTAGTCGGCTGCCCATGACGCCGAGCACCGACCACACGACGACCGCCCGCGCCTGCGCTGCCGACAGCCGCTCCTCGACCGGGTACGTGCGCAGCGTCCAGCCGTCCGCGAGGCACAGCGCCCACAGCCGCGACACGGGCGCGATGCGCTCGACAGCCCGCTGCGCGGCGTCCCCTTGCGATGCCCCGCTGCCGCCCCAAGACTGCGCCTCAAACCGCGACGGGTCGCTGGTCGACCGCAAGGGCGCACCGTCGATGCGCGCGGCGTCTAGCGCCCGTAGCGCGCCGAGAACGCCACCAAACGGCGGGCGGCTGCTCTCGCCGCGGTTCTCGCGCGCGATGATGGCGAGCGCGACCTTGGTGGCCTCGTGCTGCCGCTTGGCCCGCTCGCGCAGCATGGCCGGCGTCACCGTCTCGACGGGCGCAGCGTCGCGGTACGGCTGCGCATCGAGCGCGTCGACCAGCGCGACCTCGCTGACGTGGTCCTCGAGCAGCTGGCGCACGTCGACGCTAAGTCCGGACCTCTTCATGTCGCGTCGCCCTCGACTCTGGACGTTTGCGCGCGAGGTCTGGACGTTACGCGCGCAGCTCTGGACCTTTGCGGCTTCGCGACGATGACGCGCTCGAGTTCCACGACGCGCACCTCCACGCGGGGACGTTCGCGGTCGACGTGCGTCGCGACGAGCAGCGTCGTGATCTGCGAATCGTCCAGATAGAGCACGCCGTTGAGCGCGTCGAGCACCGTCTTCGCGATGTTGTCGAGATCGCGTCGCCGCTCGTCAGGCAGGTACGCCTCGACGTCGACACGGTAGCGCGCGTGCTTGCTCGGCAACCACGGCCCGCGTGGTCGCGCGGCGAGCGCGTGATAGCGCACGAGCTGCTGATACTGGCGCTGCTTTGCGGGCGTGAAGCGACGCGCGCCCACCGACGCCGCGCGCTGCCACGGAACGACCGGCCCCGGCACCGTGAACGACACGTCGAGATTACACGCCATCGAAGAGCCCCAGCTGTCTTGATGCCATGTCAGTCACTGTTGGCGCAACCGGCGCAGGCTGCGGCGCTATCGGCGCAACGGGGCGCGGCTTGCGCTTCGTGGGCTTCGCTGGCGTCTTGAGCGCGTGCGCCACCCGTCGCCGGATGATCTCGACGTACTCAGCCTCGCGCTCGATGCCGATCGCGTCCACGCCCTCTTCGATGCACGCGAGCAACGTGGTGCCGCTACCGCAGAACGGGTCGAGCACGACGCCACCGGGCGGCGTTATCAGCCGCACCAGCCAGCGCATCAGCGCGATGCTCTTCACCGTGGGATGGCTGTTCGTGCGAGCCGCCGCGCCACGGTTGCGCGGGTTATCGCCGCCCGGTGCGCCAGCGACGCGGCCCTCGTCGCGCTGCTGCGGTTCAAGCTCGGCACAGCCAGCGTCGCGCTCGGAGCGCGAGGGCTTCGCGACATAGAAGAAGCGGGACGCGCCGCCGCCGGGATCTGCGGGCCAAGTGCCGATAGCTGCAGCGCTCTTTTCGTCGTCAAACATTCCGAAGCCTTTGCCGCCGCGTTGACCTACACGCCCGGTCTTCGGCCTCGCGATGTCAGTCTGCTCATCCAGCATCGCCGCAGCCTCTTCGTCAAGCGTTACGTTCGCGGGCCAGCGACCTAGCGATGTGGTCTTCTCAAAGCGGTCGAGGGCACGCTCCTTCATCTTCTCTTCGTTGGCCTTGTGGGGGCGTTGCCATCCTTCGTGCAGTTTTGCGTCTGACTTTAAGAAACGAGACGGATTGCCCATATCCTCACCATCCGTCCCGATTCTGCACCCATCCACGTTGATCGCGCCCGTGCCATGCTTGATCACGTTCGACGCGATGGTGCCGTCGAGAGGCTTGCGCATCAGCCACCAGTCCTCAGCGGCGGGCTTGAGCGCGGTGCCCCAGCCTTGCCATTGGCGAGCGGCTTCGGTGGCTGGAGCGGTGATGGGCACTTCCTTGGGGGGCACTCCTCGCGAGTCGGTATTGGAGGCGTATGTTCCGCCCTTTTCTTCCGTTGTCTGGGCCGCGTTGCCCGTCAGCGTGCGAGTCCCGACTACTTTGCGCTCCGCTCCAGCAGCCTTGTCGATGGCTTTGCTCACGTCGAGGCTCTTCGGGAAGCCCGACCCGTACAGATGAACGACCTTGTCGCGAGGCTGCCAGCCCGCGTCCTCCCACGCCCAGCCCGTCCAGTGTGACGTGCGCGGCAACGCCCACACCAGCGCGTGACCTCCCGGCTTGATGACGCGCAAACACTCGCGCGCAATCTCTGCCATCCACGCGACCCACTCGGTGCGACCGCCCTTGTCTCGGTCCCAATCTTTGTTCATGAACGCGATTCCCGCAGGAGGGTCGGTGACGATCGCGTCCACGCTGCACGCGTCCATCGCGCGTAACGCCTCGAGGCAATCGGCGTGGATGATGCGCGGCGCTTTCATCGCGACCTCCCTCGCAGCTCGCGCTCAGCGTCCTGCGCCTCGTAGTCGGCCCGACGCTGCGCTGCTGCGCGCTCGTACTCCGCGCGCGACTCCGCGGCCTCCTCGCTCGTGCGCCCCCAGTGCGCGCGTTGCCGCGGTGTCCACGTGCGCTCCGAGGTCGCCAGCGATGGATTGCGCTCTATCTGGCAGCGGCCGCACGCGCCTGCGACGAATCCGGGGTGCCGCTTGCACTGCGGCGGTAGCTGACCGGGCATCAGTTTGACGTCCTGTCGGGCCTGATAGA